GAAATACAGAAAACCAAGCACAACAGTAGGTAAGCTTCAAAAAGAAAGCTGGCAAACAATGAGGCTTTATAAATACATAGTAGGACTAATAGTTATAACTTTCGCTATTGCTTTATGGATGACAAAGTGCGAAGCTCATCCGATTGATATGGAAGCTCTAGCTACAGTTGAGTCTAGCAATAATCCCAAAGCTTGTTCTTATAAGGGATGTAAGTATGGGCGAGGGCTATATCAGATAAGTGAGATTGTGTTAAAACATTATAACCAAACTCAGACCAAAGATTATTCTTGGCTACCTAAAAGATTACAAAAAGATTATTCATCAGGAAGAGTAATTTTCTTAGCTGAGAATTTATTTGACCCTATGGTAAATAGAGCGATAGCAAACTGGTATCTTAATTGGCTTTACGACATTTGTTGGACGGTTGAAGATACTCTAATAGCTTTTAACTGGGGCATAGGGAATTGGAGAAATTGGAGAAAAAAAAGTGACGATGAACAAACGTTTTGGGTGAATGGAGTGGTACATAATTATAATGATATACCAGCCCTACCGAAAGAAACACAAGAGTTTTTAAAAAAATATAAGGAAGCTTTGAAAGAGGGGTGATTGAAATGAAAGTATTAGTATTGATACTAATGGCTATAGTTGTCTCTGAGGTGTCTGAAATATCGTCTCTTAGCGATATAAACTCTTGTAAGAAAGAAAGGAGGTATGCAATCAAGTAAAATGACTAACCATCACCCAACAGTAAAACCTACCGAGCTAATGAGATACTTAGTTAGACTAGTAACACCTAAAGGCGGTACGGTATTAGACCCTTTTATGGGGAGTGGAAGCACAGGCAAGGCGTGTAAGCTAGAGGGATTCGGGTTTATAGGAATTGAGAGAGACAAAGATTATTGTGAGATAGCAAAGAAAAGGATAAGGAGGAGTAGATGAAGAAGCCTGATAAGAAAGATTATTCAATGGATAAAGATTTATCTTCATTAGAAAACGATATTAAAGTTTTGAAAGATATTTATTTTAATAAAGGCTATGAAGCTATGGAATCCTACCACAACCACATAATGAGTAAGTTGCCGAGAGAGGATGAGATAAGAGAAATAATTAAAAGCTTGGATGTTAAGTTCCTTCAAGGCTCTGCTGACTCAATCGCTAAAGCAATCCATAAACGTATAAGTGGAGTAGATGAGTAAAGAACAAAAGAAAAACAAAAGACCAAGATGTGACTATTGCGGAGCTTTTCTTGTTGAGGAGTTTGAAGATTGTTCTTTTTGCGGTGGTGGTTTCTTTTTTGTTTGTAATAAATGTGGTGCTGAATTTGATAAGGACGGTAATTCGTTATGAATAAAGAACGGTGAAGAAATAAAGGAATAGTAGATGAAAACCTTACTATTAAAGGAGAAATAAAATGGGAAGAACAATAGAAGTAAGCGAAGAAATATACGAAAAAATAAGAGAACAGTTAGGAGAGGATTCATACAAAGAAATCCAATCCTTACAAGATATGGTTGGAGAAAAGTTCTTTTTTAGAACTGTTACGTATCATCTAACAGGAAGAGTTAAAAAAATAATTGGGTCTATTATTGAGCTTGAGTGTGCCGCTTGGATTGCAGACTCTGGAAGATTTAATGAGGCAATAAAGGAAGGTAAATTAAACGAAGTAGAGCCAGTTGGTAGAGCTTTTATAAACACAGCGTCACTGGTTGATTTTTTCCCCTGGAAGCACAAATTGCCCAGCGAGGTTAAATGATGTTACTCCAGGAATATTGGTCTAGGTCTATATCTAGGTCTAGGTCTGGGTCTAATTCTTGGTCTGCGTATTTGTCTAGGTCTATGTCTGGGTCTTGGTCTTGGTCTGCGTCTTGGTCCATGTCTGGGTCTTGGTCTGGGTCTAGGTCTAGGTCTATGTCTGGGTCTGGGTCTAGGTCTAGGTCTAGGTCTATGTCTGGGTCTGGGTCTGGGTCTAGGTCTATGTCTAGGTCTGGGTCTAGGTCTTGGTAGAGAAAACCGGAATGAAGGGGGAAACAAATGAGACAAGAGTATTGGATTATTACTAGCAAGCGAAAACCTAGACTTTGGAAACCAACAAGCAAGCACGATTTTTATGACACGATATTTTTTACCAAAGATGACGCAGAATCTACCCTTACAAAGGGTTGTTTAAAATATTATAAAGCAGTTAAAGTAGCAATGGTAATGAAACCGGAATGAAGGAGAAAGAAAATGAAACACGAAATTGAAATACCAGAAGGGTTTGATGTAAAAGGCTGTATGTTTTGGGACAAGGAAAAATATCCTCAAATTATAGTTGAGCTTAAACCAAAAAAGAAAGAGTTGTGGAAAGCAATAGCTGAACCATATACACAAGGGTTTAAAGATAGAAATGAAAGTAATTTTAAATACGACGCTGAAAAAGCTAAACAATGGTTTATAGAAAGATGTGAGGAATACTTTAAACTTAAAAGAAAAGAGCTAAATTTTGATTGGATTATGAATGACATTAAAAAAGCTATTGAAGCAGAACAAACCATCAAACAACTGTTGGATGAATAAATTGCAGATTGAAAGGTGCAAAGGAGACATGTGATTAAAACGGCTAGCTTGTGAGTCAGATTATTTATTTGGAGGATTAATATGAATGACAAACAAATAATAAAAGAACTAGATGAGATGTTGAAGTATTTTTTAAAACAAGAAGAGTTACTTAGATTTTTCAATAATATTGATTATAGGTTTTAACCAACAAAGCTACAAGCTTAAAGGAAGAAAAAATGACTAGAAGAGACAAAGAATTTATTATCTGGTGCTGTATATGGTTTGTTATAATAATCATAGCCTTTGTTTGGCTAGTAATGATAGGAGGATAGGATGAATTGCCGAAAGGAAAATATAACTGTTTTTAAGAGGGAGTACCCTGTATTGTCTGGTCCTTACTTCTTGTTTGAGCAAAATTTTTGGATAGACGAAAAAAGATATACCTATTCAATGCGTTACAAAATAGACGTTTCGTTAGAGACAGCATACGATGATTTTTATAAATTAGCTGACTCATCTTATAGGAGACTAAAAGAAGAAAGGAATATGGGATGCCTTACGCAAGGGGAGAAAAAGAGGTGAACCCAGAGAAAATTAAAGAAGATGTAATTGATATTATATGTGAAATAGGAACTCTTAACCCTCGTGAGATTCACGACCATACTACTTTAGATCAGTTAGGGCTTGACTCTTTAGACATTACTGAAATCTCAATGGAAATAGAAAATCTTTACGAAATAAATCTTGATGAAATATCTATCGCGGAATTAAAAGACCATACTCTGCAAAGCATCATTAACATAATAGAGGAGAAAATATGAGTTTCTATTTTAAAGACGAAAAGAATCTAACTTATGGACCATTTGAAACCTACACTAAAGCCCTATTAGCTTTTATAAACGGTGGACACCACAAAGGAGATCTTTACGAGGAGATAGACGGAGTGCTTAAGAAGATTGATTCCGCTGAGACATCGCACTCAGAGTAGCTTGTTGGTCTTTTAAAGCGTTTACCTCTCTTATTAAAGACTCTAGTAGATGAACCTCAAAAGGGGTCTTCCCGAAAGTATAAGCGTTAGGTAAGGGAAGTATTATCTTACCATCAGCGTCATAGACTGGCATAAAGCCTCCTACCATTTAAAGGTTATCCTAAAACCGCCTTGATATTCCTTCTGCTTTTTAACTTTAGTAATCTTAAAGTATGGGAGAATTTTTATCTTCTCCCACCACTTCTTTTTATTTACTTGCTTGTTCGTTGGCTGTTTGACCATAATCCTAAAGCACCAAGAATTGTGAACGCAAGCTCAGGGATTTGAATATCGGTAGCCCCTGCTTGGTTTAAAGCACCGATAGCACCCAGAACGGCAGTTACGCCTAGAGTGATATAGGTCTTCTTGCCTTTTAACCATTTAAACATAGGGTTATTCTCCTTTTCTAACTTCTTAACGAAGTTTGTTATAGCTCGTTTAATGAACCAACTTTTGAGTCCCACTATTTTAATCCTATTTCAGCTGCGATATACCCAAGAAAGATAATAATAAACACTCTAAAAATCCAATCAATAATGCCATTCTTAGAAGCTTTTGCCATTTTGATGTATTCAAAAGAACGTCTAGCCATCTCAGCAACACCTAACTTTCCATTTCCGTGAAGAAGCTTTTTTATTTCTTCTAGTGTTTTCTTTATCTCTGAAATGTCTTCTGATTCTCTACTCACGCCGTCTCTCCTATCTTCAATTATATCACCATTTGGTAAAAGTATTTTCATTATGTATGGTTAATCCTAGCTAAAACTTGTACCTGAGTGTCATTAACCAGAAGAATCTCCCATTCAAAGGCATCATCTGTAGCACTTACTCCTGTCCATCCACTAGCATTGTTTATCATACTTGTGCGAATAGCATCAACATCCTCTGTTCCATTTTTATCAGTACAGGTTATTATTATGTCAGTTCTTATTGTTTGGCTTACTCCATCCTCTGTCTTTTCATCTTCTAATTCTAGTGATGCCGTTATCCCATCTGCCGTAAGGTCTGCAAGGATTTCTGCCATTAGGAGTGTGGTCTTGTTTGTTGATGCAGTTACAGTTTGTGATAGAGAGATATCTGTGTCTGTTCCATCAGCGTTTATTGCAGTGAAAAGGATTGTACCAGCAGCTACAGTGCCTATCTTAGAGCCTAAAATAGAACCAGATGTGTAGGTGGTTCCAGCAGATAAAGTCATAGCAAAATCAACCCCATTTACTCTTACACTAACATAAGTTGGAGCATTGGCTATATCTACTGTGAATATTGTGCTTTCAGACGTTGTTATGTTGTTGTCTGACGTTGCTGGTGCTGATATTACTGGTACTGCCATATCTATCTCCTATTAATTCTCGATCCATCCATTTACTTTGCCACCTCTAGCCTTGAACCCATAGTGTTTGATTTGTAGTGAAAATCAACTTCTAATAAATAAACGACATCATCATAGTTGTCTGCTACAGATGTGTCTCTTTCGAGCGAACAGATTAGCATACTTGATACGCCATCTATTCCGGAACCGTCCATAGAATCTTCAATTTCTCCTAAGTAATGCGTGTCTGCTGAAAGGTTTTGAACATCTATTGTGGCTGTTGCAGGAGTTGATGCTGGGAACGCATCTCCAATATTAGCCCAACTGTATGTAAAATCCCACTTAACATTCTCAGCCCCAGCACCAGACCCTCCTGTCGGGAGTACATAGTGAATATGAAACTCTATATCACTTCCAAGCTCGTATCTGTGAGGCACTTGAACATTGAAATAAATCTTTTGATTTTGTATTTTTGAGAACGACAACACGCTACCGTCTCGATAAGAAGCAGACGATGGTGGATTCGTAGAATCTAACTTAACTGCATTAGCAGGCGTTCTTAAATCGTCCCATACTGCTTGTGTAAGCTCTAATGTTTTTGCAGTTCCGCAGTCTAATACAAGGTCAGATGGGTTTACTAACCCTGTTTTAAGATTCATATCCGTTCCATCATAATAGGCTTCAACATCATTTCCTGTACCGAATATCAATTTAAGAAGGTCGTTAAACTTTCGCCTTAGATTACTAGACCTCATAAGCGTAACTCACTCCCTCTCCGTTTACTGATACATCGAAATATACTTTGTTCGTGTTATCAATATCTATATCTAATGATTCTCCTGCTTGAAGCTCGTACCCATTAGCACTCGAAACTCCTGAGTTTCCAACATAGACAAGCCCTGTGTTTGAATTGAGAGCTTTAACAGTTACAGATCTGATTGTGGTGTCGGATTTAATTACTACAGCACTTCCGGAGTTAGTCGTAGTTTTTCCATTTGCAAATGTAGAAGGCACTTCTAAGTTTAGATTGTCATAATCAATCTCGTTTCCGCTTGAATCGAAATTAGTAACTTTTAATTGGGTGTTTGAGTTGACACTAACTCCACTTTCAAGCTCTTCAAGGCTCATCTTTGCATTACCACTAGATGTACCTTGCATACTTGTATAGGTGTTTGCCGAAGTTCTAAGTTTAGGAATCGAGATATTCAACTCAGCATCATCTTGGTCGTTCAGGCTGTCTTGAAGGTTATGACTACTCCATTTTATGGGTTGCTTTTTGAGTATCGAATGAAGATGGAATGTTGTTTGGTCTGAGCCTCCGTTTGTATATACAATCCTATAATACTGTGCTTGAACAGGCGGTGTGAAGAATTTAGCCGTACTTGCTGGGATATCATATTCCTCACCATCGTGCCAATCGGTGTTATTAGATGAAAATTGAATAGCTAGCGTACCTGCAACGTCCGCTTCTACCAAAACCGTAATAGCCGAGTAAGCAAGTATATCCGTTCCTGTGCCTGTGAATACTTCTGCCGCACTCAGTGGAGTGGTCGTGGAGTTATTCGTATCCGCCAGCCCTTGCATTACTGTATGGAGTTGACCTAGAGAATCAACTTCTGCTACGTTTCCACTACTTCCCTCTAATTGGATTTTTCCAATAGTGTTTGGTCCCGATGGAATTGGTGCATCGATCTCTACTCTAGCTATCTTTTTAACGATAACATCGATTGCTTTAGGGAATCTAAATACTGGAGGCACTTGTGACCCTTTCTGATAAAGCTAAATAACACACCAATAATAAAGCCGTTTGTGTCATCCGTGTTGGAAAAGCAAAAAACATATTAGTAGCAAGACACGCCATCCCGGCTAATACTAAATACTGCCTTCTAACATAAAGCCTAATAGCTACTCTTGTGCAGTAATAGGATATCAGTCCAAATCCAACCAATCCAATCTCCCAAAGAAATTGAAGCCAACAATTGTGAGCTTGAGGAAAAGGGTTGTAGTCGTGCTTATAAACAGGAAACAAAGGAAGATATGTGTCCATTCCGTGACCAAAGAAAAACCACTTCCAGTTAAAAGTCCCATATAGAAATGGTGCTACAGTAGACTTAGACGTATCGGTAAACCAAGTTATAAACGTAGCGTACCAAGAAGACATCCGACCTCCGCAACGAGGATCAATTGCACCTTGAAACGACCCAAAGTCATACATCGCATATCCTATAAAAGCTATCAAGCAAAGCGAAGCAATTAGAGGAAAGTATCTTCTATGAGTTAAAACTAAATAAAGAAACGTACCTACTAATAAAGAAACTGCAAAGCCAGAGCTTTTAGAAAGAATGCACAATATCCCAATTGGAATTATGTACCACTTGCTTCTTAGAATAAGAAACGGACTCAAGACTGCGAGCAACGAAGATAGCCTCATATATTGCATTACTGTGCCTAAGAAGACCTTTTCGGGTCTATCAAAGTTTAAAAGAGTGTCTTTACCAAGCAATTGCATTGAAACAATAACAAGTTGAAGCAAAAAGGCGGCTTCTAATATGTTGTAAATAATCTTCTTTTCGACCTTCTGGAATAAAAGATAAGCGTACACACTAGCAACAACTAAAGCGTACGCGTTAAAAGACAAGTAAGGGGCTTGGCTAAAGAAGCAAGCCCCAAACAAGTAGACTACTAACGCCTTAATAGACCAATGTAGAGATTGGCTCATAAGGAACATTCCGAACATTCCAGCAGCCACCATTAGATAACACCAATGGAAGCTGTTGACAAACATTGGAATGTTGTACCCAATAGGAGGGGCTACAATCAAAAGACCGAGGCATACTCCTATAAGGTACGAAAGTAATTTCATTACGCTACCGTTGAATCACCACTACCAATAATAACCCAGCCTACTGTAGAATCAACGAAAAGCATCGTTACAGACTCTTGTGCAGCATCTAAAGTAACAGTTGTGAAACCTGTTGCAGTATCTGGTGTGATAATCCAAGAACCGCCAGACTCTTGTAAGATGTTTACAAAAGTAATCATCTGACCAGAAGTACCGTTGTCCAAACGAGTACCACCATCGGTTTCATCTAAACCACCAGCACCGCCGACACGCTTTTGGATTACAGCATAAGCAAGCTGAGTAGTTCCAATAGGTGTAGAAGATGATTGCATAATCAACGTACCATTGCCATAGCGACCATTAGCAAGAAGATTAGTTCTAAATGTTAAGTCACCAGTAGTATCAGCGTTGTTTGGTGTAACATTAGCCTGACCGTTTGCAGCAGACGCTACTGTTGAGTTAATAAAGTTTAAGCGTCTTGTCTCACCGCCAACTTTAGTGCCGTCATCATATACAGTTAAAGCAAAAGCCAAGCTAGGTGCTAACACCAAAGCAAGAACTAGAGCCAAAATTCCTAATTTTTTCATTTGTTATCTCCCTTTTTTAAACTTGTTTCAAACTTAAATTATTCCAACCCTTGCCATTGCAATTTGTATCTTCATAATCTCCGCATAACCAAGCCACGCAATCGTGCTTGTCAACACCGTTTGTCTGAAGGATTAAGTAAACCTCACATCCTTCAGTTTTTAACTCACAAGCAAGTCTCTTTGACTTCTCTGTGCAATCGTATAAGTGATTCCCACAAAATGTCTTGTCTTGCTCTGCTTCTAATACTTTAGTATACGCCCTCTGCTCGATTGACTGACAACCGAGCAAAAGGAATATTAGAAGAATGAGACTATATTTCATAGCTTCCTGATACGTACAAAGCAAACGCTTGGTCATCTACTGTGTTCGACCAATTTAAAAATTTAATCTTATCGTCTGTATCTACATAGGCTTGCGGATTAGTCCAAGTTGCATTGACTTTTTCTAATCCAGCTACAGGAGTTATATAATTCCCAGCAGTTACGGGCATTGTAATTTCTAACCCAGTAGCCGCACCATTGGGGTCAGCGGTTGCTGTTTCAAAAGAAAAGAATAAAACATTATCTATTATTCTATATCTAGCAACAGTAGAAAGACCAGCGGGGGTGTCTCCCGCCCAAGTCAATGTAGGAGTGAATGAAGCCCAAGGCTGATTACCTGTTACCGTTCCACTGAAAGCACTTGTTTCGGTTACATAGGTTGTTCCGTATGCGTTAAAGGTTGTGCTTGCGTCACTCTTAACGTCAGAAGTTACACCGCTATAAGTACCGTTGTAGTCGTTGACGGTGATTGTTCCTGATGTTGTCCTTCTAACATACAAGCCTATTTCATTACCGCTTGCACCTGTAGCAAAGCCAGAGCAGTCATACAAGTTGATAGTCATTCCTGTAGCACCTCCGTTTGTGTGAAGTGAGTACGCATACCCTGCGGTTGCCGCCCCAGATGCAATAGCTTTGACGTTATAAAAATTCCAAGTCATAGCCGATGTCGATGCTGAAGATTCAACAAAACCGAAAGACGCAACATAAGAACCAGAAGATGTTCCATTTACTGTTACATTTCTAACTGTTCCGCTTACGTTAGTAAACTGCACAACACCATTAGACGCATTGGCATTTGACCAAGTGATGTCTAAATCTTCTAAAACGATTCCAGTAATATTTCCGCTACCAAACAGAATCCCGTCAAGATTATTGCCTGTTGATGTGTAGCTTAAATTTGCTATTCTTACGTTACTTGCTGTTATATTTGTCATCGAAGCGTTTGTAGACGAAAGGATTGTTTTTCCAACTCCTTGACCTACGATATTCAAAGCCTTGCTTACTGTGAACCCTCCTGCTGACAAATCATACGTTCCGCTTCCAAGGACTAGGGTGTCACCTGCTGAAGCGTTTGTGATATAAGTTCCGATGTTAGCTCCAACAGGAACAAAAATCAAATTAGTCTCATCGCTGTACATAGCACCATCAGAACCTAAACGCAGTCCAAACTTTGAAGTGTCGGTGTTGTAGATTCCGAGGTTTCCCCCTCCTGCAGCACCAGAGTCAGCCGCAGACGTTACAGTCCACTCATCACCGCCTGTTCCAGTAGAGTCTAGCGAGAGTTGAACCCCAGCGGCGTTACTTCCTATGATGCTCTGTGCTTCGATTTCAGCAGTAACTACTCCAAAATAACCAGAACCGACCGCCTCTGGATACATCAAAAGATTTGTGCCATCGTATGATAAATACGAATCGTTACCTGTTCCGAGATAAATCTTTTTGCTGTCTAAAAGATGAATATCTCCACTTACATTCAAATCCCCATTAACATTACGAGGATTACGAGACACGCTAGAGGTCGCACCTTCTGCAATAGGAGCAAAAAGCAGACCACCGATACAGAGAAAAGCTAATATTTTTTTAGCGGTTTTGCCAGTCATAAGTCACTCCATCCCCATTGACAGTTGAGTCAATGTAAATTTTAAGAAGGTTATTGCTTTGTTTTGTAATCGTGTAGCAGTCTCCAGCATCTAATGGAATCCCCTCACGAGTAGCAAGAGAAGCAATGACTCCACTATCACCAACCACGATAGTTCCCGTATTGTTTGTCTCTGCACAGATCGTGATAATATCTACGCTTTGATTTGTTCCTAGAGCTACGGCAGTTCCAGCTGTCGTAACAACTTTTCTTCCGCACCCTTCATCTGCGAATGCTACGCCACACACGAGCATTACAGCTATTAAAATTAATAATACTTTTTTCATTTTATCCTCCTTAAAATAGCATTCTTGTAAAAATGTGTGTGTTGGATTTATCTCCTAACCCTAATTGACCAGATGCTCCATACCCACAAGTAAAAACCGAACCATCAGTATAAAGAATTAACAACTGCCCATAATTTCCGTAACCAACTGCACAGATATCAGAAATTTCTGGATTTGCCGAACTTCCAAATAATGTTTGTAGGCTAGACACAGCTGTAAAGCTTGTAAGGTTTGTAGTGTTTCCTTGTCCTAACTGACCATTACCGTTATATCCGGAAACATAAACATCATCAGATGAATTATGGAAGGCTAATGCAGAGTTTCTATTGTTTCCACCACCAAAGAACACGCCTTTGGTTATTCCAGAAAGGCTAGGGTTGTATGGAGTAGCCTGTCTTGCTGTCCCAGCAGTTCCGCATTGACCTAGAGAATTATAACCCCAAGTCCTTACTGTGCCATCTGTTAGAATAGCCGCCATCGTACCACCGCTAACATAACCATCGCCAATTACGGTAGAAACAGTTGTCATACCAGATATTGTTACAGGGGTCGTTCTGTCTGTAGTTGAGTTGTCTCCAAGTTCAGATTGAGAGTTTTCACCCCAAGCGTATAACTGTCCAGAACCGATAGCAAAAGAAGAAGCTCCTAATGCATATACGTTAAGACAGGTGATTCCGACTACTTGAGCAAATGTATTTGTTGCTGTAGTAGAACCATCTCCCAACTGACCCCCTGCGTTTTGACCCGCCGCGTAGACCTTTCCCGCAAGAGTACAATACAATGCGTGACCAGAAGAAGATATGGAAGCTTCTGCTATAGCTGTTGTCGTAGAGCCAGTAGCGATTTGAACAGGACTTGTCTTGTTAGAATTATCCCCTTGTCCTAAAGCACCAGATACGTTGTATCCCCAACCATATAAGGCATTAGAAGTTGAAGACGATATGCTTACTGCTGTTGCTAATACCGTAATATTTGAAGTAGCACCTTTTTGAAGATAAACAGAAGTCCACTTATAACCTGCTGGTTTTGGAACTTCTGTGAATGTTTTTCTAGTTGTTGTGTCCCCAACTCCAAGCTGACCGTAAGCGTTTGCACCACAAGCATATAAACTGCCATCGGTATTTAAAATAAACGTACAGTCGTATCCTGTATAAACCTTTACTCCGTTGATTGTGTTTTTCTTGTAAATAGAAATAGGAGTCTCTCTGTCTGCATTTATATTACCAACTCCAAGTTGAAAAGATGTGTTGTCTCCACATCCCATAACAGTACCATCTTCCATAACAAATGCAGAATACTCTAATGTCGTGCCACCTCTTAATGGAAGACTTTCTGCGAATCTTCTTGAATAAGAACCGTTACTGTATCTGGTTTTTACTGGCTCTTGTGGACTTATGTTATATTCGCTTAAAGACAACTGGGTAGCAACTCTTACGACAAAAGAACCCTCTGCTGTTGGGGCTGTCCGAGACAAACTTCCTGCTGAAGAATCGCTTAGCCACAAATTAGCATTCGTGTACGTTCCACTATCAGAAGACATCTTTGCGTACCCGGCTACAGTTAATTCAAACGTATCAGCATCGATAACTTTACTAACAACTCCAGCAACTCTAGCCGTAGTCAAAGAGTCTGCTTTTGCTTTTGCGTAGTCTGATGCCACAATAGAACCGGTTTTTGATTTAGCATAAAGAACGTCTCTTTCTGAGAAACTGTGACCTGTCTGAGTTACTTGAATCACACAAGATTGAGAGTTTTGAATAGTCCAAGTCCCTGCTGTTGCACAGATATAAAGCGTAGCTACATCTTGTGCGAAATAGATATCCCCTGCTGTAGGGCTTGTAGGACGGTCTGCTAACGCACCAGTTCCGATAGTTGAAGGATAGGTTGTCTCCGTGGTTGAGATCTCAGCGTTCTCTAAAGCAGTCTCTCCAGCGTTCCAACGTAGGTATTTAAGAGCTTCTGGGGTTGGAATATCTGTTGAATACCCAGCGGTTTCTACGTCTGTGCCTAGAGGATAAGAGAAAGTTCTGTCTTGGGCTTCTGCTATTTGCTGAATAACTGCCATATCCTTGTCAAATGAATCCTCTACTACGTCAGCTTTGAATCCAGAGCTTGTAAGATAATCAACGGCTTGTGTTCTTGGTACAGACCTTCCAATAATAACATAATAGTCGCTTGAAGGAGCCACAGTGAACTCAACAGTTCCACTAGTGTCTACAAGGGTTGTTGTAAAACCAGTAGTTTGAAGCGTTTGGACTCCAGTTGAAACATCCTCAAAATATACGATGATGCAGTCTGAGTTCAGTCCATCCCAATCGAATGTAAACGTAGTGGTTACGCCATTTCCTAGCGTTCTTGTTGGTTGATAATTGTCCGAAATCATCTCATCACCTCTTTCTGAGTAATTATACTATTTTTGTAGTAAGTTTTATATGTTATTTTCTACGCTTTGGCTCTCTGTATCCGTAAGATTTTAAAACCTCTTTTTTGATTTTTCTTTTTTCTTTGTATAAAACGCTCTTCTTTTCTTCTTCTGTTAAATCAAGATACCTTTGATTGTTATTTAATGTGTCAATAAGCCTTTGAACAGAAGCATTATATTGCCTATTAGCCTCAATAAAGTTCTTTTTGGTAACTTGTTTTCTAAAAGTTTTCATCTCTTTTGAAGTGGAAGAATCCCAGTTATCAGAATAACTATATGATTGAACGCTAGCACCAAGAACATTTGGCAACAATGTTAATAATGCTGTTCCAGTATTAGAATTTGTTGCTGATTCTATTGTGTCTTGTATAACCATAGGATATATCCTTGACAAAACAGCACTTGAAATTCCTTCAACGCCAGAAACTTTATCGCCAACAGAGTTCTCTCCTGCCAAAACATCGACAAAAAGAGAAACCATAGGGTTAAACTTATTTCTTTCAAACCTTCTTATAGCCATCAAAGAGTTTGTCTGTCCAAAACCAGTCCCATATTCACTTATAAGGTCTGTTGTTGTGCTTTTTGTTGACTGAAGAGCAATTCTTGACAACAAGGTTACATAAGAGGCATTTCCACCAGTAAAATCTACTCTTGTGTTTCCAATTTTTGCCTTACCAAAGTCTGAGCTTCTTGGGTCTACCTCTACTTCTGCCCCTCCAAGCCTAGCAAGAGACAATAGCGTTGCAGTTATTGATAAACTTCCAAGAATCTGTCTTATTGCGTTTTTTCTAGCAGGAGCTGAATATGTGAAATACTTAGCAGGATTAAACATATTTATAGAAGCCATTGTTTTTCTAGGAGAGAAAAAAATGTTATTTAATAATGGAACAGAACCACCATAAACATCGTGCCTTCCAATATTTCCAGCACCTGTAAAATTATTTACTACCTCTGCTATGTCGTTTAAAATTCTAGCGTCTTTAGCTTTGCTCTTACCTAAATGCCCTCCTGCGACAGCTTCTTTATAAATAGAATCAAAAACATCTGCTCTTAGCTTGTTCAAAAATCCTAAATAAGCTCTCTCAGAGCCTCTAGCAATAGGAAATTTGTCGAGAAGAGTTGTCATATAAGCTTCTTCTCTTTCTGTTAGATTGTGTGAAATCTTTGTTATTCTAAGCTTAGACTGCTTCATAAGAGGATACGTTTCTCTTGTTACAATATCAGCCATAAGCTTTTGGTATTCATTTTCATTAACAGCCATTTTAAGCATTGGAACAAAAGATTTATACCATTCTGGTCTCGAAATCATACCCCAGCCTTGTCTTAGTGGAGCTGACAAGTCAAATGTTGTCATAAGTGTTCTTGGCAAGTTTAAAAAGTTGATAATTTGGTCTTTTTTTGACATTTTTACACCAGATATTTCGTGTAAATAGTCTTGCATATCAAAAATCTTTAATCCATAGTCGATTCTGTTCTCTAAAACAGTCATATCTTTTTCTTTTGCATCAGAAATACTTTTGCTTAAAGCAGTAATTTTTTTGACTTGTTCAAAAGTAGGAGATATTCCAAGCTTCTTTTCTGCTAAATCCTGCATAAATAAAGATTCGCTTTTAGGGTCTAAAATGTTTTTATCCATTCTTTCAATTCTGCTTATAATGTCTCTTTTTAAAGCAGGCTTGTTTTCTATTGTCTTGCTAACAAAAGATATAAACGCTTTTTGATAATCATCAAAAGCACCATCTTTTAATAAAGATTTATCTTCTTCTGACAGCTTAATACCAGCTTCTTCAAGTTTTATGATGCTTTTTTCAGCCTTGTCCATTGACTTTCTTAGCTTTAAAAGAGCTTTTTCTTCATATAGAGTGTTTAGATGTTTAGCTACGTCAGGGTCGCCGACCTTTTTAAAAAGTTCATTTCTATTTTTTGTAGACATATCAGCTAACATTCTAGGAGTAACCTCACCGCTAGAAAAAATATTTTTAAATTTATCAACGTATTCTGTTCTTAAGCACCAAGTCATATTAACACTTTACCTTTTCTATAAAACTTTTCCATTCTTCAACAGCTTTGCCTTTAGCTTTTCTTTTTGCAGTAGACTTAATCTTATTTTTAACCTTCTTAAATTCTTTGACAAGATTTTGAGCTTCTTCTTTTGCTATCGGCTTAGCATCCATCTCAGTTTTCTGTTCAAAAATTTTAACTAAATCATCTTTGACTTTTTTAACTACCCTTACTGGAGAATATTCATTTCTATCTCTCAAAGCTCTTATTCTTTGTCCCATAATTGTAGCCTCGTCGACTAAAGCTGAGTTTGCAAGACCTTCTAAACCTAACGCATCTTTATTCTTAAGAAAAGATTTCTCGACTGCAACAAAGACCATTTCTGGAATGATTCCTTCTGGTGGTTTCTCAAGACCGAGAGCTATTGCATATGCTTTTTCTGGGGACTCTTTTAAAAGGTTAGCCACAGCCTCTGCCTGTTTCTTCATATTAACTTTTTCATATTCTGGAAGACCTTTAAACTCATCAACCAAACCTTTTTCAACAGCCTTCTTTTCGACTCCGACTCCAAGCTTATTCTTTTTTATGGGGCTGACTGGCTTCTTAACAGTCTTCTTTTCAACTTTAGTCTTAACTGTTTCTTGGACTTTAACTTCTTTAGTAAGTTTCTTTTCAACAGGCTTCTCCTTAGGAGCTTCAATTTTATTTTCAAATTTAAGTTCTTGGTTTATTTTAGTTTTAGTGTCTGTTAAATTTTCTTCAAGCGACTTTTGCTCTTCCTTTGCTAGCTTTTCAGCTTTCTTAGCCCTCTCTATACCTGCTTTTGCTGTCTTTTTGGCAACATCTTTTGAAGCCTTGTCGGCTCCGATGGCTTCCATAATCTTATCAAAACCCTCTCTTTTTCTAGCTCTTCTTATCTGGTTTGGGGTTATTGTTATTTTTTTACCATCAATACCAGCCTGTGTAACACTTTGATAATCAAGACCTAAAATTTTTAAGGCTCCTTTTTCTTCATTTAAGTTTATTTTGCCATCAAGATTACGAAGAATAGAAAATCCTCTGTCTACAGATATAGATATTTTTTCTGGAAGTTTTAAAGACTTAAGTTTCATAGCAGAAAATTTATCTATAGCAGCACCTCCAAGCTTTGCAGCTCCTTTACCGCCAGCACCTAAAGCGACTCCCTTTAAAATAAAATCAGCTACAGCAAAAAATGTCTTAACCTCATCTTTTGTGTCTGGAGGAAGCAAATCTTGTAGTTTAAAAAAATGGTCTAAAATAACAAAAGCACCCAACCCTATAACAGTAGGAACAAAGCTTGTTACTAGTGCAACCGCAATAACTGGAATTAAAGCTATCATAAAAGCAGTCTCAGCTACCTTCCCAACTTCTGCCGCACTAGGAGCAGTTTTTATTCCAGAGTATTCTTCTTTTGAAATCAACAGCTTCCAATCTTTTTCAATATCTTCGTTTGGAATGTCTGTGTTATCAATAAGGAACAGCTTAGCAAAAGCCTCTTCTCTTTGAGTTTCCCAATCTTTTGTTGACATCTTCCCAATAGCATCAAAAAGTTTTAGAGCCAGAGGATTGAATAATGACTCCATAACAGGATTCCTTCTTTCTTCTGGAGCAGCAGAAATCCAAACAGTGTCATCATCTGTTTCCCCTCCGTAAAAATGACTTTTCCCTTCATTTATTCTATCTCTTGCGTGTTGAACAGCTTTGTTGATTATTGTTTTTGTTGGCTTCTTTCCAGATAAAAGATGAGAAATTTCAGTTTCGTTTAAGGTAGGAACCAAAGAAGGCACTTGAACTTCTTGACCATCTAATTCAACGCCAATAGATAGCTCTGTTGAAATTTTACCATCTGGTCTTTTAAGCTCTCCAAGAAATCCTGTTCCTTTTGGTGAACCATCTAATCTAAATCCATATTTATTTGGAGCCTTCGACTCTTCAAATCCTTCTGGAGTCTCCATAATAAAATTCATCCTATTTTCTGGCTTCTCTTGGAATCTATATTCTTCTACTGTTGGAACAGTTAATATTTCTGTGAACCCTTCTGGAGTTGGAAGGACGTATTCTCTATCTTCCCCAGCAGGCTTATTTGAGACAAGCCACTTATCAACCGCAGCTTGTTCTTGTTCTGTTATAGTGGGGCTATCTTTCATTTCCCTTTAAGTCAACCCATCTTCCATCTTTTACAACTTTAGCCTTTCCAGTAGAGAAATCATACAAAACCTCTCCAGTTTTTCTTCTTTTAAAAGCTGTTAATGGTAAATTTTTAGGATTTGAAAAGGTTGGGTCTATCTCTTTTAGCATTTCTTCGCCAACTCGCTGAAATATCATTTGCTGCTTTTCTGGAGTAATATTTCCGCCAGCTTGTTGAGACATATTCATAACTCTTCTGATAAAATCAAGCTCATCTCCAAGATTTAAAGGAATCCTTTTTGAATAGTTTGTTGCTTCTCTATAGTTTATTACACCTTCTTTTGGCTGTGTATATTCTCCGCCTATCATAGAAGCGGTAGCTTCTGATATTGTCCCTCTCGAATTTGTGTCTATTTCGTTAATAACCTTTGTTGCAGACGGCTTAGAAAGGTCTTTGCTTGCCATAGCGTCATAAGTTATTGCTTCTATAGTATCAATATATCTATCATTATCTCCATCTAACTCCCACAACGCTTTAGCGTCTGATGTTCTTTGTAATAGTTTAGCTCTAACAGCATTAGCATTTGGAGAGTCTACCTTTATATAGCTATTAGCAAAGTTTTTAGCTATCGTAACATATCTGCTTGGAGTATTAGGGTTTGCCAAAGCATAACTTTCTATAGAGGCTATCTGTTGAGTTATTGGAATATTAGATTTTGCAAGACCTCTTGTTAGATTTTGAAGCCCCTCAATAGACTTAATTTTATTTTCAGTGTCTATTTGTCTCTGTCTAGTATCAGCATATGCAAGAATCTGTTTAAAAGCGTCTACACTACCTATATCCTCCCTAAAACCAGCAGCTCTATTTTTAGCCTCTTCTGACCTTTTAGCATACTCTTCATCGCTTTCCCCTTCCTTTTGTGTTGTCTTTCCTGTTATAAGCGATTTCCCAAGCTCTGGATTAAAAAACATAGCTCCTGTTGCTATTGATTTTGCACCGTCTGATAAAAAGTTCTTGTTATATTCAGACTTCTTATCATAAGGAACTACAGGGTTGTTGTTTAAAAAACCAGATGTCTTTTTAAAAGATTCTTGAAAATATTTAACAGCTCCTTCAATATCGCCAGAAGCAGCCATCTCATAAGTCATCAAATTTGTTCTTTCAGCAACATCTTTATAATCAGCTTCAGCATTTTTCATTGACTGCTGTACAGCCCAAGCAACATTACTAACTTTGCTTTGAGCCATATTTTTTACTTTAGCACCTCCCCAAGCCCTCCTTTGAGTGATTGGAAGTTGGCTCTCATACTTTCCGTAAATCTCATTATAACCTTGTTGAAGTTTATCTTGAGCTTCTGGATTAAAAGGGTCTGCTGAGTTCTCTGCTCTCCATTGAGCGTTAAACTGAGAAAGCTCAACATCAGCTTGTGACAAAAGGTTGTTAGCCTTCATCTCATCATTCTTTAGGCTGATTTGTAATATGTCGTGACCAATCTTATTAGCGTGTGGAAGCAAAGCAGCCGCAGGGTCACCATAATCAGGTATGTAAGTAGAAAAATGTCTCCGTTCAGCTAGTTGTCTTTTAACCATTACCTACTCCTAAAGTTTAAATCCACCATACATTGGATTAAGTTTTTTTCTTGACTTAGTCAAGTCCCCCATTTGGTAACTGCCACCTCCAAAAGAACTAAAATCTCCTTCTGGCAATCCTTCCATCATAAGATTTTCAGCTCCAGCACTCAAATCAGTGACCCCACCATAAGTAGAATTTGTTGTTTTACCCATAGAACTCAAAGAACCCATAGCTCCACTTATATCAGACATATAACCCATCGTATCTGAAGCCATAGTCCCATAAGTACTCATAAGATTAGCTCTTAACTTAGATTGTAAAGCTTCTCCTTGTAATCCACCTTGTTTAGCAATAGCCTTTATGTCTGCTATTCCTGTGCTGTAAGTGTCTGATTGAACTGCCTCAGTTGTTCCATCGCCAGTAAGAGAAATTCCAGATGTTAGGAAAGAAGAACGCTGTTGTGCAGCTATCTTCTTGATTTGCTTTTTTCGATTATTAGCAATAGCTTTATCACGCTCCTGCATAGCTTGCATCTGCCTGCCAGCAGCTTTCTTCTGGTTAGCAGCACTAATAGAACCCATAGTGATAGACGTAGCCGCCCCAGCTACAGATATAGCTATGCTTGCTAATCCTAGTGCCGTACTCGTTGCTATTGCCATTTTATATCTCCTTATTTTTCTTCTAAATCAAGAATGTACTGCGTTTCCATTGGAGCATAACCAAGCTTTTTGTAAAACGCTTCCAACTTTTCTTTTTTGCTGTTATGCATCAAAACCATAATCATTTTTAAAACACCCATAGCTTTCAGCTTTTTCTCCATAGCCTTATAAAGTCTTACCCCACCACTTCTATTCTCTTTATAAACATACCAAATTATCTCCTGCCATACATACTCTCCAGAATATGCTGGTTGAGCTAAAAAACCTGATATGACACCTTTAACTTTTCCTTCTTCTAACAATACAAGTGTTGTTTTCTTGCATTTAAAAAACATTTCTTCCATTTTGCTTACATCAGTATCTACTCCATAATCTGAGAGTGTTTCTTTGTGAAAAACTTTAACAAGCTCCATAAGTTCTGGTAGATGCTCGTTCTTAACTTCTTCAATCTTATATTTCTTGTCCATAACTCACCTGTGCGATAAGACCTGTAACATTAAGAGGCAACGGCTTATCCTGTTTTATGTAGATAGATTTCTCTCTATCAAAGTTATCATTGTAATTTACATATTCATTTCCATCCATAGGTATAGGAGGTAAATCATATTCGCCTGTAACACTCCATTCTTGAATCTCGTTCATATCATAAAGTGTAGTACCTAATAAACCACCAGCAGAATAAACAAATCTAATCCCAGCTTTGTAAAGATTCTTTGGAGTCGTTTGTGTGTTGACTCCTTGAATAGAAAAGCCTAAATTAAAAGTCTTTATTAATCCTTCATACTTAAATCCAACCCAAGCTACAGTAACCTTTCTATCTAGTGTAATCTGACCAGAAGCATCAACAGCGTAATCACCAAGATAACCACCATCAGCCACAACGCTCATTGTCTCTCCTGCAAAATCAGTAAGTCCAGTAATTGTTGTAAATGTTCGATACCACTTAGAATAGGATAAAGCTGTTGGAGTTGCTACAACAGTAACCTCAACTCTTGTCGCACTTGTGTATGTGTCGATTGTGAATATTCCCCATTCTCTACCAGTATCTGTTTTATACCAAATATCAGAACCAACATCTGAAGCACTAAAATCAGAAGCAGAAGATGTCAACACTCCAGTTCCCCCGACTTCTGTATCGCCAAGATAAGTAATAGTAGATGTGTAGTAATTATAAACTGATTGACTTAAATCAAGGTAGTTACACTCTTTTAAAATCTCTGATGTATACCTATTGTAAGCAATAGTGTCTTCTTCTTCACTGTCATCATCTGTGTAGAATTCATCTCTTAGTTCAAACTCAGGCTGTTCTGACATTCTACAAACAAAATATTCTGAATCATATTTCAATAAACAGAACAGTTGCTTAATTCCATCATTGTTGCTAATCATACAAATATCTTCAAAAGTAGCTACACTCTCGTGTTTCGCCCATCCAACAATTTTTTCTGCTTGGTTAAAATTAAGAGAAAATAAATCACCAGCCTCATCTATAATCCATACAAGATTATTCTTGTCTTCCTTAAATACCATTCTTTTAAATTTACCAGCTGATATATCGTAACTAATTACATTAGCATCATTGGTCTTAAAATCTTCTGTTATGATGTCATAACTGATATATTTAACATTTCTCTGTGCTTGGTTAATAAAGAAAATCAAGTCTTCTTTTCTTAAAGGGGTTGCTGAGCTGGCACCATCTGAGTTGGTTAGGTTAGCTGATACTGTTGTTGGTGTGATTGGCTCATCTGGTGAACCTCCATTAATTGTAACAAGTCCCTGAGAAGAGCCTCCTATGAGAGACTTATTCCCACCAAATAACCATTGAAACTTTTCAGTGAGTTCTGCTACTGCAAACTTCAATCCATCATCGTCTTCTGTGCCTGTGGATAGATTGTCATAATCACCACCCTTAGACCGCCATATAGTTGTTGGTTCGTTGTTTGTTGCTCCGTAATACAAGTAACCTGTGTAAAAAGAAACACAAGAAGGATAATCGTCAGCTCCTGTAAATGGGTCAGATGTTCTTGAAAATGTGGAAATGTTAAAAGCATCAGCTGCTGTTCTTGTCAACTTTCTAGGTGCATAATCAGGATGGACTATATACATCACATCCGCATTTTGGTCATAATCAATCTCTCTGGCTTCTTCTAGTGAATAAGGTGATGCAATCTCTAAGTCAGCACCGCCAGATTGAACAAATCCAAAATTACCAGTAGAATCATAAGTTAGAAACTTAACCTTATTGTCTGTGAATAAACAGATATATGATTGTTCTTCATTAAACTCAAACTCAATCATCACACAATCTTCAAATTTTAATAGGTCTTGAAATCCGTTTCTAAAAAGAGCGTTTCCTTTAAAGTTGCCATAGAAGTTCTTAAATATCTCACAGGCAGTCGTGTAGATAGGAAGGTCGTTACGAGCGTTTAGGTCGTGGTCGGCTTTGCCTCTTGAGAAATTAAGATAGCTGGTTGAAACACGCATTATAATTTCTCAGTGATTGTAGGGTCTGTCGAATATCTAGCTAGTTTAAATTTGCTTTGGTTTATTCTTATCGGCATACTCTCCTGAGAGTCTATTCCAGCAGATTGAGCCTTCTTGCTGTTAATAACTTTTTCAATCAATGTCTGCTTCTGTAAGTCTTGTGTAATCTCCATATTAGCAACATAAGCTAAGTACCAAGAAAGACCCTCAACAAACTCTGGTGTATACTTTGTTGTGTCGGTTATATCTTTAACAAATCTTAATGGTAAATATATATTATCATCATCGTCTGTAGAATAATCGTCTGTAAGAATCCAACCACCTTCGATTGAGTATGTATTTTGCTTATACTTTATTTCCCCAAAACCAAGAACTCTTATACAGTCTGACGGATATGCAAATCTGGCTGAATAACCAAACTCAGGAGTTTCTGCATCTTTAGCTATTTTTCTACGAGTTTTGGCAAATGAAGGCATAAGCTCTTTAAGAGCTAATCGTCTTGAAGCATCCCACCACTTAGCGAATACAAATTCAGCTGGCTTTTTAGGAGAGTCAATGTCCTCTATTGAGCTTTTGTTCCCTAACCTAGAAAGAGCTAAATTACAAATAGAGTTTTTAGAAATACTCATAACTACTCCTTAGTTTTTAAAATATTCCCAAGCAAATCCTGCGTGAGAATTTCTTTTTCTTAAACAGCATTTAGAAATGTTTCCTTGTTTGAACCCTCCTCTTTGAGCATCCATCATACTATCCCAAATCCTAATTGTTTGTTCCGCTTCTCTTTGTTTTTAATATGGTACTCATTATAATAAATAGAAAGCTTTTCCTTATTTTTTTCTCTATACTCTTTGGAATATAAAGCTCTACTTTTCATACATATCTTTCTCACACATTATGCACAATGACTTTTAAATCCATAACAGCATTTTTGTAATCGGTTATGCCAATTTTCCCATTATTAAAATAACTAATAATATCTTCTCTAAGCTCCGCATCATCAACAAAAGAAAAAATACACTTGCCACTAAAACTCTTAAACCTTATAAACCACCCTTTAGCTTTTAAAAAAGCTGCTAGGCTTAAATCTGTTGTCTCATATACTTCTTGCATTTCAATTCCTCAAAAAAAATGGGGGATGAACCATACAGCCCACCCCCCAAAGTTTAGATTCTGATTAGTGAGCCATATCAAGTTCAATATCGAAATCTAATGTTCCATCAGCAGTACCAGCTGTGTTAAGTGTCATACAAAGATGAACACCACCAGCAGGAGCTGTTTCGGAAGTTAGACTCAATAAATCACCGATAGTTTCACTCTTGTCTAAAGTTATGTTAGTGCCAAGAATGTCAACGCCATAAGAAGAAGACGCAGCATCAAAGTCATAACCATCGACTAGAGCATCAGCATCAAGTGCATCACCCAAACCTTGACCGTCTGCATCAGCAGACTTATAAAAGCCAATGTCATAATCAGTTGCAGCAGTAATAGCTGTCCAACCAGCAGGCAAACTAATCCTTTTGACAATAGTGTCAATAGGAAGGTTTCGAGCTAGGATAACAACATCTCCATCGTTCCAAGTGCTAAGCACAGAAACAACAGCGTTTACTACTTGACGTTTTTCACCCTGATTATAAGAAGGGCGGCTCGGTGCTGAAGTATAACCAGCAGTTTGTCTAGTTGCCATTTATCTACCTCCTTAGATAGTCGTTGTTAAAATTTGAGTTCTCACGCCTTCAGTACGCATAGCGTTAATCCAAAGGTCAATGGTAACATCCTTTGAGTTAACTCTATCGCTTGAACGCTCTACATCTAATCGAGCCAATTCCATAGAAACGGCAATAGCTTCTGGAGCTAGAACCAAACAACTACGAGTAGTTGAGCCTTCTACAAGAACAGGGTTATTCACTGTGATTCCACCAGTTACAGAACCAGCGAAAAGAGCAACATCATACATACCAAGTTTAGACTGATAACCTTCATCAACTGGTTTAGCAGCGATGTAGTCATTGTTAATAAACTCGGAAATTCCCATTAGGTCAGAATTTTCTTTACCAGAGATTGCGATAACGGAACCACGAAACTCTTCCATATCTAAATCATTGTTGATAAAGTTCTGAGTAATGGCTTTGATGTCAGAATAATCCATACCACCTGTTGCAGTAGTAGTCACAACACCATCGTTGGCAGCTGTAACTGAAGTTGGAGTTTCATCTGGAGCCCCACAAAGAACATTACCGATAGCTGCATTAGAAATGCAACGGTCGATTTCACGCTCTTTAGCCTTATTCAATGCTGAAAGCAAAGAAGAAGTTGGGTCAGCAATCAGCTCATTAATATCTTGCTTCTCGTCAATCTGAATAGTCGCTGTTACACGATATTTAGAGAAATGACGGTTATCAAGATTGTAATTAGAGTATTGCTTCTTTGGATTTCTTGAATCAACTCTTGTTAATTCAACTCTACCGATACGAGCCATATTGTTAGACTTGCCACCTGATGGCAAATACATACAAGCTCTTGAACCACCTAATCTTGACTTCGACTGTTGTGCAAGCTCCCAGAAATTATCTTTGAAAGCAAGTAAAGCAGCTTGGTCAATATCAGGACTAATAGTTGTACTAGGCATCTTATTACCTCCTGTTTAAAATTAAACCATCAACGAAAAGTATCCTCTATTTAGAGGGTTTTCTTGCTGTTTAGGTGACAGCCTACCTTTTTCGCTTCGGGTTTACCTAGAAGGTAAAGTGTCCTAGCTTACTCCACAACTGGAGTTGTAACTTTTTTTGCCTTATTTTTTGGCGTATTAGAATTATACTCTTCTTTTTTAGGAGAGTCAACTTTCTTCCCTTTGATAAAAATAGAAGGTAGTTTAGCAAAAGAATATGAGTTTTGAGGATTGTGTGGGTCTGTTAGCATACTAAACCCCTTTTCAACAGCCTCATCAACCCTTCTGTTGGTCTCTTGCTCGCTTACCATAAGAGCTTCAAGGTTTCTTCTAAGGTCATCTTTAAACCTAGAAATATCTTGTGCAGTCTTAAAGACTCTCTTATCAAGCACTTTTGCTTGATACATTTCATACGCTTTTTCTTGAGCTGAGCGTAAAGCTCCGCTTCGATACAAAGGAATCTCACGAATCATCAAGTAACAAGCCATTGACTGAAGCTCTTCCCAAGTCATCTCTTTGATGTCTTTGCCAACACATAAAGGCTCACCATCTACCTCTTCTACATTGTCGATATAAAGTTTGATAATTCCATCAAAATTGATACCGTCAAGAGCTTTTGTTTCGTTCTTCCATACTGGAAACATTCTCATAGCGTGTGATAAGATGTATTCCTCTGGACAGTCTGGCATAACTCCAGTTATTTTTGTGAAATTATATCTCTTTTTGTCTGTTCCTGCTTCTGTTCTAAATGAACCGCTAACTGTAACTTTTAACATTTCAATCTCCTACTTTTTATATGTTTTTGTCAATTTATTAACTAAAGCATCGTGTTCTTCTTTTGTGTGAGGACGAGCAGATAGCTTTTGAAGTTCTTGTCTTATTTCTGCTCTTGTCTTAACAACGTCAGTAACAACTCCACCTTCTCCGCCAACACCCTTATCACTCTCTTTAGCTCCGTAATTAGCTGCTAAGTTCTTAGCTAGAGCATACACAACCTCTAAGTGTCTATTCGTGAATTCTTTCTCAAGAATATCTTTATGAGTTTGATTCAGATTATTACCGATGATATTAGCAGTCTCTCCACTAGCTTTCTTGTGGTCTTCGCCATACATATTCTTTAAAATATTATCCCAATCACCAGCATCTTGAGCTTTTTCCATCCTTTCTTTTTCCCATTTTACATAAGACTTAGTAAGAGTGTCTGCTTGATGTTTGTCAAGATTAGCTTCATGTAAAAGCTCTTGTACTTTACCAGCATTTTCTTCACTAACAACACCTTCCAAATCATAATCTGTTGGAGATTCTGGTTTGTTTATAGAGTAATGTGCCTTGATTTCTTCTGGTGTAGCGTTCTCAAAATCAAAAGGAACATTCTTCTTTCCAACGGTCTTATCAAGGTTATCTATCTGCTTGTAAAGGTCTTCTTCACTTTTAACTTTCTTAGCCCAACTCCTGTCCTTATATTTTTCTGGAATGGAAAATTCTTTTTTTGGAGACTCTTTTTGTGTTTCTACTTCAGAAACTGTTTCTGCTTCTATAACAGTCTCTTCAATGGGTTCTTCTGGCATTTTAGTCTTTCCTTTCAATTTTCATTAACTGTTCAGGCGAAAGCACGCCTTTAACAAAAGTTAAATACATCCACTCTTTACCTGCTTGTGCAGCCATTTCTAAAGGGTTTGATATATTTTTAGGTAATTTATAAATTCCCGAAGCTCTCATCATAGCTCTTGCTAAGACAATTCCATTAGGAGTCGAAAAGACTCCTTCACAGGCTTTTTTAAGCTCTAGTGCTTCCTCTTTAAATTTTTGTTGTTTCTCTTCTTGCTCTTTACTTTTTTTAAGTAGAGCTTCCGCTGTTGATTGATTCTGCTTCGGCAGCATTTTTACGTCCTTCCGAGATGTTCTTACCAGCTTCAGCTCCTGCTTGTAGTTGCTGAGTCTGTAACATCTGTTGTTGAATTTCCATTTGTTTTTGCATTTTCATTTTAAATTCTTTTTCGCTAGTAGCGTAAGTAGTCCCTAAGTATGTATTAACATCAGACCATATTTTATACCAATCAACTGCTTCTACGATAGAAGGAAAAGCAGAGCCAATCATTAATAAAGCATTAACAGATTGCAACACTCTTTGAACAGCCTCAGTTCTTGATAATCTTTCTAGCTCATTATTAAACTTTATCTTGTACCACTGCTTACCTTTTTCCATAGCAGCTAATACAACATCTGGAATAATAACATCACTATTACCAGCTTCCATAGCTTGCCTTGCGAGTTCAGCCATATTAGTTGGGTCTACTCCACGAAGCCCCATATCATCTTCAAGCTGAATGCATCTATCTACTAAAGGTTCTAGCATTTCTATTTTTTGTTGTTGCAACAGACCAGAAAGAGACCGACCTCTAATTGCGTATCGTTGCATAGACTCGGTTGCAGTCATATCTTTGGCAGAAGAGAAGTCGAGCAGCAAGTCCACTTTAAAGCCTGTTGCTATTTTTTCATTTAAGTAAGGAATAAGAAACTGAATAATGCCAGTTGGGTCGCCAACATCGTGAATAGGAAATACAGGCTGTTGAGCATTTCCCATCAATGATTGATTAAATGTTACCAACCCATCAGCAGAAGTGTCTAAAACAGAATCACCAAACAAGGCAGAGTTCCAAATCCCTAAAGAGGGGGAAGCCATCTTTTCTAAGATTTCAACAGTTTTGCCAAACATATAATTGACAGACTTGATTGAGCTTATCAGTAGAGAACCGGAACTCCGCCCATAAACTTCACCACGAATCTTAATAGCACGACAAACACCAATCGGAAGCTTTCTAAAATCTTCCTCGTAAAAAATAACTGTATCAGAATCTTCTAATGTAAACCAAGAACCCCTGTATTTAGCACCACGCTTGCCTTTTAGTTTAGGGTCGAAATCCTCTCTAGGATAGATAGCGTGAACAAGAGTGTATTCATCGTTATACTTTTTATTCTTATATGACTCTTGAATCTTCTTTGGGAGTTTATCTTTCACCTCCCAAAACTCAGAGTAGATTCTATTAACTCTCCACTGGTAAGTAATAAAGATAACATCTACAAGCCCAGCTTTCCCTTCGTCAATAGCCATATTGTCTACACCGTAGGAACGAAAAACATAAGGATGTTCTTCTTTTCGGCTTAAAAAGTCTGAATTTTTAAAAGCACCAACTCCAGACGTCCCAAAAGATGTCTGGTCATAAAAGTATGATTTCATAGCAGTATTAAGACCAGCTCTTGAGTGATTCATATTTTTAAGGAGTTGTTTAGTCCTAAATCCGAAATATTTTACGAGGGAAGATTCTTCTGCTCTTTGCAAAACCCAGTCAGATGGCTCGATAGAAAGAGCCTCGTCGCCAGTTCCCCACATAACTCCTTGCATATATTCACCAGCTTGGGTGACAGAAAGAGCTGCTGTTGGGTCTTCTACATAAGTGTCAAGGTTATCACCTTTATCAGATAAGTTCTTAGAGTAATCTATGTTTAAGTTTATTCCAACATAAGCTGCAATATCTCTCCATACAGGTTCGTATGTAGAACGATTAGATGTTAGCTCTTCATAGAGTTCTTTAAGATTCTGATATTTAGTATTCATTAATTACCGAATAGGTTGTTGCGTTTACCAGTAGTCGTTACTTCTTCGCCAGCCATACCGCCTTCGGTTTTAGCTAGAGCAGAACGTAACTTTTTAGCTTTTTTGTTCTCTCCGCTTAACTCGTTTGCCGCTTCGTCTGCGTAACTGCTGTCGTAGCTTGGTGTGTCGCCCATAAGTGCCTCCATAGTTGGCGTGGTGTAAAAATCCACCACTTTTTAATATTCAAACATTTCTTTACAAAGCCAGTACAAGTAAACAACTCAGGCATCCTGCTGTTTGGCTCATAAATATCGACCTTTAAGCAGTCACAGCCAGCTTTACGCAATTTTACAACAAGCGTTGAAGCCTTGCAATAAAATTCGACTAGCTTTACACCCTTTGTCATTTTGTCTAAAACTAAGCATTTTCTTTGTGATGTTTCTAAAACCAAAAAACAATGACCGAATATCCTATTTCTCAAATTATTTTTTGAGTAAAAGTCAAAACAGGCATATGCTTTCATCTTAATATCTCACTCTCTTATTTACTCGCTGGGTTCTCATTCCAATAGGCTCATCTCCGTATGTAACCTTCCCAAGATAATGCTTAGCAGCAAACACAGCCATAGCAAGAGAGTCGCTTCTATCAGGACTAACACCGAGTCTTTTTTTCATTTTGTCTTTACGCTCAATATAAATCTTGCCTGTCTGGTTAAATACCTTTTTAATCTTTTCTAGCTCTTTAATTGTGTAATCTGATTCAACCTTTAGCCACGATGTGTTTATAAAGTCTCTGACTGCTAGATAAGCTTCTGCTCTATTGTTCCCAGCATTAGTGCTTGCCTTATTTGTTTTTGAACCATCAAATCCAATAACACTTGGAATTGATTTTGATATAGAACAGAACATCGGATAACCTAAACCGCCAGCATCAACAATAAAAATATCTGGATTAATGTCACCATAGATAGCTATAGCCCTACCAACACTTGAGTCTGTGTCAGGGTCATCCCATACTATCTGGTCAGACATTCTAAACTGAGTATTTGATACTCTCTCTAATACAGTAGCTACACATAAGTCACCACCACCTGCTGCAAAGTCAATAGACAGAACCTTTTGTTTTTGAATTAAATCACCTACTATTTGAATTTTTGGAGAATCGGCGAGTTTTTCAAAGTTAAATAAATAATCTTCTGCGTTAGCTAATGGATGACCTAGCCAGATATGGTTATAGTCTTTAATGTTCTTAGCCTTGCAATCCTCTGCTTCTAAGATAAGGTTTTGAGGACAGTAAGGATTTTCAAAATAATCAATATGAATTATTAAAGCGTCATCTCTATTTGCAAATCTTTCGATAACTGCATCGTTTCTTGTGAAACGGTTCATTGTGAAGAATAGTTTTGCTTTTTCTTTACGAATGGTAGGGATTAGAATGTCGAGTGTATTCTTTGAGATTGCCTGTGCTTCTTCCACCCAAACAATATCAACACCCTCCATACCCTTGATGTTAATAGCTCCTTGCTCTCTAAATCCTCTAAATCTAATCTTAGAGCCACTTATCATACTGGTTAATGTGTCTCGTCTTATTTCCCAAGCTAGGTTAAACTCTCGGATTAAGTCAACAAGAACTGTGTAAACAGATTCGTCAATCGAGTTTTGGGTTTCACGACCACATACAACACGAAGCTCGTATTTCTCTGCTAGGTAAAGAATCCATCTTGCAACTGACTGAGATTTAGATGAGCCACGTCCTCCTTCTAAAACTACGTTCCTGTACTTATCCGCATCCTCAATCATCGGCATAAGCTTATCAGGAATCTTTAAAAACTCTGGAAGGTCGTACTCCTTATTCGTCTTCGTCAACATCAGCCTCAACCATTTTTTTACCGAAATCAACATCAATAGGTTTTCCACCAGATTGAACGGTAGGCATAGCTTGGAACTTATGCTGAGTGTCTACCTCAGTCTTGTCTTTCCATCCCATATTCTTTAAGGCAAAGATTGCACCAGAAGCGTTGCCATCTCTTAAAGACATCTCATAATCAGACTCTATAAATAATTTAGCTCTCTCAAGAAGCCTTCCTAAGTTTTTATCTTTCCCTTTTCTGATATAGTGATAAATTGATTGTCTGGAAGCAAAACCAAGATGATAGGCAAGACCTGCAATCGTATAAACAGGCACTTCGTATTCGTGACCTTCTTTTGTTACGACTTTTCTTTTATTGGGTGGGTTTTCAAAATAGCTGTTTATAGCCTCTAACAAATCTCTTTCATTGTCATAAAAAGCAGGGTTTCCTACCTTGTCATATTTGTTCTTTAATAGAACTAACCTACCCATAATCTATTTCTATCTTTAGACTTCAATATTTTAAAAATATCTTTAACCTTTCTAAATTGGCTGGGGGAAAGCTCCCCCAACCTTTTCTTAGATTCTTTACGAAGCTTCTTTGTCGCTCGTCCGTTCATCGGCAAGTTCCAATTCTGATTCTGCTACGTTGATATAAATATTGTTTAAATGGTCTTCTGAGAATGTTCTACCCATATACAGGTTCTGTTTAGCTTTAGCATCGTGCATCCTGTTTACAATAAAAATCTTAATGGTTGGCTTATAACGAAAACGGCAGATGTCTTCTTTGTTAAACTTATAAATTATTTCTTCTTCTGTTGGAAGAGGTTCGGTTGGAATTGTCATATTTTTCCTTTCTGTTAATTTCAATTATTGCAATTATATAAAATCACAACAATTATTGCTAGTAAGTTTTATATGGAATTTCTAAATCATTAAGCCTGTATCTTTCAGCATCAAATGACATTGTTTTTTTGCCACAAGCCCCAAATCTGTTTTTTGCTATAACTAGGTCAAAATTATTATTTAACGATACATTGTTCCCTATTGATTTATTGTCGTGTAAGAATACGACATAATCCGACATTTCTTCAATAGCACCTGTTCCTTTCAAATTACCCAAAGTCGGGGCTTCTTCTCCGCTTCTGTTAATCTGACTTAAAACCACTAAAGATATTTTATACCTCATAGCAGTTTCTTTCAAATAAGCTAAATAACCAGTCAAAGATTCATACTGACTCCTTTTTTGTTCGCTTCTGATGTGTTGAAGGTGGTCTAAGACTATAACCTCTGGTCTAAACTTCAAATGGTCTATTAAGGTATAAAGTTCCTTTTCGGTGAAACAATAATCATCAATTATCTGAAGAGGCAGTGTTTGTGCGTCTTTTAAGAAGAATCCAAACTTTTTCTTTATTTCTGGGGTTAAATACTTAGCTGAAAGCTTCCACCCTTCTATCTGGTAGTGTGAACACATCATACGTTCCAGTATGTTCTCTGCGGTCATCTCCAGAGAAATAAAAGCTGTTTTAACGCCTAGTCTAGCTACGTTATACGCCAACTGGCAAGCTACTGATGTTTTACCTACTGCTGGTCTTGCTGCTAAGGTTAAAAGTCTACTTGGGTGGAGTCCAAGCATTGTCTTGTCGATAGGGGAGATTTCTGTTCGGATTTCTGGTTCGCCTGTTCGTTTTCCGATTTCATCGAGCATTGAGTGAGCTGTGACTTCCAGTGATTCAAATTTTGGCAATCTTGTTGATAATTCTCTTTTAGCGTCCTTGTGCATCTGTCTGCTCCCTTTACTATTTCAATTTTTTCAAAATTTCTGATTTTTAACCCTTTAAAAAAGGCTTCGTAATGTTTTAATGCCTCTTCTGAGGCTTTTAAGTTACATTCAGCGATTTCAACCATTAATTTAGTCGTATTTAAGTTCAGCGTACTCAACTTTTTTAACCTCCTTCACTATATCTTCCCATCTTTTACCATTTATCCAAGTTGCAAGCAACGGAATGAATCTTTTCTCTCTTTCTTCCTTCTCCCAAGCTTTTTTATGATTTTTATAGGCTTCTAAGATGGTTAAGTGGTCTGTTTCTTTTAAAGCACGATTATAAGCCTTAAAAGCATTAGCTTTACCTTCACCTTTAACCTCAACAGCCCAAATCTCATCAAATTCTGGACTATATATACTTCTTTTATTCTTACTTTCTTTAGATGTGGTTACTTGTTGGTTATTTGTTTGTTGTTTTGCTGGTTGTTTTTCTTGATATTTTTCGTAATTACAGATGTAAATAATGCTAAATTTGTTGGTTGTTTTGATGGTTATTTCTTTAGTGTTTTTTAAATGTTCTAAAGCGGTACGAATCTTCATTTCGCTCATCTTCAAATCAATAGAAGCTTGCTTTCTACCAAAAATCAAAGCCCCTCTTGGAACCTCATAACCACAATAGCGACAATCTTTATAGTTAGCGTTTATAAGCAGATGAAGAAACAAAGACTTTGTATTAGAATTAGAATACCACTCCCATTCGGTAAACTTTCTATGAATTTTTATGAATCCTGTTTCCATTTCAATACCTAAAACTCCCCACCCCTCAAAGAAAGGACGCAAACGCCCCTATGCCGTAGTCAGATTGGATAACGGTTCTTGTTTAGGGTGGGAAGCAAAAAGTGTTTGTTTCAATCCTGACATTTCCATAAAAAGAACTATACACTTTTCCTAATCTATGTCAACCATAACCTCATTAACTAGCTTAAAAAACTTATAAGGGCTTAGTGGTACAAAATCGTGAACCTCAGATAGCTTCAAATACAAGCTTCCTAAGTCAAGGGCTTTACCCTCCATCTTACCAAACTCTATTAACGCTAAGTTGATTTCTTCTTGGTCTAGTTTCATATGAGAATGTTACTACTTTGCTAAACTTTGTAAAGTCATTTTATTTTTACCAGCAAAAAATAGGAAAGTGGTTTGTTAAATTTTGTGGTGGAGTGGAGTTATAGTTGGGATGGGTGGGTATGGGTTCCCTACCCCCACCCCCTCGAACCCAATATATAGGGGTACACCCGCCCTCGATTCTCTAATAGGCTAACACGCCACCACAGGCACACACAGACAAGCAAACCAATCAACGCCACCTCTTAACCAGCCAGCCACAACAAGGGCATACGAGGGCACAACTTCTTAGACTGACCTTCTTTAGACCCTGATGGCTTAAAAAAGTTCTCATCCTGTACTGAAACCTCTCCTTTATCGTTGACTGTTGATGATGGTTGAGAGCTACGTTAGTGTCAAAAACGTAACAAATCATTCCTCGTTACTCTTTTGAGGAAAAGGATAATGTGGCTTTGTTAATGGTTTTAGATAGTCGCTCCAACTTTTCAACTTCTTTTAGACTCTCTAACTTGGCTTTCCCCTCCGAGGTTAGCTTTTTCTTGCCTATATATTTTTTAGCTAGCTGATACGCAGTCATCTACTTTTTTCCTTTGTCCTTTTCTTTTGAAGAGTACCCCATTATAAGTATTATTTTCAAATGTTTGCACATTATTTCTCTTGTTCTGCTAAATTTCGCCAGCGATGTGAGACTCACATAACCGAATCTTATGGGGGTGGGGGTATCCCCCGAAAGACTTTTACCACTTAAATAATATTGAAACTAGAAACTTTAACGACTGTTCAAAAAAGAGGTTTGTTAGCACAGTGTTAGCACAGGAGGCATACGAGGGCATATAGAGGCACACAATACATCAATAGCTGTTATATATTGATACGCAATATGCAATATAATCATATTATACGGCTATAATTGACTATTTTGGATTACTAACCCGGCATTTTGAGGCATTTTATGAGGGATAATCATATTTTGAGGGTGTAAATAGGGTTAAAACAACAGTTGATGTAAGAGAAAAGGGCAGAGCTTTCTTCCTTAAACAGCCTTCCTATATATAAGGGAGTAACTAGAGCTTATAAGATAGGCGTTGTAGTAATACATCAGCTTTGTTTTACTTTGTGAAGTTGGATTATAAAGAGGTGTTTTTGTGAAGTATAGACCCAAACCACCCACCAAACCATTCATTCAAACCCCCTTTCCCCACCTTAACTCAAAACCTTTTCTACACCTTAACTCCAATCCTATTCCAACACCTAAAAACTGTATCATTCTGTCACTGTGTCAGAAAGTAACACAATATCCACCTAATACTATTATATAATAGGACTTAATTAAGATACTTTATAAAGTAAGTTTATAAAGGTTCTTTAATAAGTTTATAGTTATTAGATTACTACTCTTAGTAGAGCATAACCACAGCTCGAAGCTCTTTCCCTTTTATAAATACAACATAAGTTGTATGCCTAGATTCGCTTCTAAGCCACTAAAACAAGTTAAGTAAGGCTATCACCTTAACAATTAACAAAGTACCTTAAAAGGCTAATTAAGGCTTATTGTGTGGATTCGGTACAATCCAAGCACGAAGCTCTTTTGTTCTTCACTTACAACATTAGATGTTAATAGTATGAATATTCAGCAATAAAAATATGATTTTAGTTAGGTAAAAAAAAATAAAAAAAAACAAAGAAAAAGGTTGACACAGTCTGAAATAAAGTGGTATAGTTACACAAATGAAAACAAAGAAAAACAAAACTCAACAAAGCAACAACGAAAAGCAAGAGGGGGGAAAGATAATGAAACTAACTAAAAAAGCAATGATAAAAGTTATCCTTCAGGCTTTATATAACCTTGATGAATTGCCAAACGAAAATAATCCTGTATGGGATAGAAGGATTAAAAACCTATTGAAGTTAAAAAAGGCAGACTTAGAAACTGAATATAATAGAGCGTATTCAATACTAAACGAAAGACTAGAAAAGGAAGGGCGATAAAATGATACCTCAAAAATTAAAACCTACACCACAAGAACAAATTGAATTGTGGAAAGGTGTTATAAATAGAATTAAAAAAACAATGAAAACTAAAACACTTTCAGCAAAAAAACAAATCGAACTTTGGCAGAAAGTTTTGCAAGTGTCAACTAATGCCAGAGTGAGAAGGTTTGCTCTTGAAGGGATTAAAAGAGCGATAAAGGAGGGGAAGTAAAATGAAACTTGATAAAAATAAATTCAACGATATGAATTATCGCGTTTATGTTGATTCTGAGGAATTGGGTTCGTATATAGATTATTTCAACACTTTAGAAGAGATAGAAAAACATATTAACCCTATTTATGGAATGATTAAAAGCTATCAAATAACAGACCAAAAAAAAGGTTGTATTGTTAAGAATTATTTAATTTGAAGGTATTCAAAGAGCATTAAAAGAAAGGAATTAAAACAAAAAACAGCTAACGATTAAACAGATATAGGTTAAAAATTTGACAACATTAATATAATTTGGTAAAGTTTAACAAATGAAAAGAGGATATTGAAATGTTAAAGAAACTATTCGACCACGAACTCAAGCTAAGAACGTACGAGATTCGCAAGCATATATGGATAGATTGGAAATCCCTAGAACTAGGACAAATTGATGCTGAGGGCTATCAAGATATATCTGTTTGGTTTGAAATAGGAAACGCTGAAATCAAGGGTGAGTTTCAAAAGTGTGGGCGAAATATTGAATGGTTTGATTTTATCTACGAAGGCGAGTCTATAAGACTGACCGAGCCTTACATAAATGCTCTGGAACAAGCTCTGGAGGATATACGATGATAAACATTAAAAATATTGGCAGTAAATCTTCTAGGAGAGCTTCTGGAGGACGTATGAGGATATTACTAGGACTTTGCCTAATCTTTATCACATCTAACGCTTATGCTCTCGATATGACAGCTATTGCCACTATAGAGTCTAGCAACAACCCAAAAGCAATTAGCTACAAAGGGGCAAGCAGTGGTAGGGGCTTGTACCAGATTTCTGAAATCCTTTTAAAACACTATAACCAAGTACACAAAACAAACATAAAGAGCGAAGAGCTATTTACTGCTGATGTGAACGAACGAGTAGCGATATGGTACATAGGTTGGTTAGAAAAACGACCTTATGTGGAATCTGATGAAGATATTTTGATTGCATATAATTGGGGATACGGTAATTTAATAAAGTTTAAAAAAGGTAAACGTAGTCTACCTAAAGAAACAAAAGACTACATAATAAAATATAGGAGATTAACAAATGTGTGATTATGAAATTTTAGGGAAGAAGTATTATTCCCTAGTTGGTGTCAGCAAAAAGCTTTCGATAAGTTTCACGAAGGTTTTTAAGCTAGTACAACAAGGGAAGTTAAAGACTATTCGATTGGGTGGTAATGGAAAACATCTAGTTGAATACGATGTTCTTGAGGATTTTATGGCGAAATCTATTAAGGGATTTTGGGATAAGCCAAAGGGGAAAGATGATGAAAAAGTTTCTTAAATCTGCTGAAAGTGGGAAGAAAAGAAAAGGTCAAACACAGTACATTAAGTACCTTAAAGGTGGAAAAATAACTAGAAATCAAGCCATACAAGCTAAGTGCTACGATTGTGATTGTATGGGTGAAACAGGGGAGTGCGATATAGAGACTTGTGCTTTGTATCCTTACTCGCCATACAGGGGGAAATAAAATGAAAGAATTAATTGAAATTCAAAACAGATTGAAAGCACCGAAGAGCCAATTTAACAAGTTTGGCAAATATAATTACAGGAGTTGTGAAGACGTTCTCGAAGCTGTTAAGCCGTTATTGAAAGAGACAGGAACATTTTTAATTATAACGGATGAGATTAAAGAATGTGGTGGAACAGTTTTTGTTGAAGCGACAGCATCTTTACACAAAGGCGAAGAAACTGTATCAGTCAAAGCACAGGCAGGCATTGATACTAACCGTAAAGGTATGGATATTAGTCAGAGCTTTGGAAGTAGCTCTAGTTATGCTAGGAAGTACGCTCTTAACGGTCTATTCTTGATTGACGATACAAAGGACGCTGACACTAGAGAGCCAGAGGGAACTTCTAAACCTAAAAAGTTTCAAACAATAACAGCACCTCACGGAAAGAAAGACTGTAAATACTGTAACAGAAACATAGCAAAGGGAGACACAATAGTTGTAAACCCAGAGACCAAAGAAGGATACCATAGTTCTTGCTTTGTAGAGTTAAATAAAGCTAACGAGGAAGCTGATGAAAACAATTAAGCTTTCCCGTGGAGAAAAATCTCTGGTTGATGATGAGGATTATGAATACCTGAGTCGATTTAATTGGTACACAGACTCTTCTGGTTATGCTTCAAGAAACATTCATTTTCATTTAGGGTGCTTTAAAACTAAAAAAGAATCAGCTATTGCTTATGATTCTAAAGCTAAAGAACTTTTTGGAGAGTTTGCAAATTTAAACTTTAAAGGAGGGGATGATGATAATAATTGATAATATTGAACAAGGAAGTCTTGAATGGTTTAAGTTAAAAGCTGGCAAGCCGTCAGCTTCTAGCTTTGACAAGATTGTAACCACTAAAGGAGAGCCTTCTAAATCCAGAAAGAGCTACCTTTATAAATTAGCTGGTGAAAAGGTAACAGGTTTTAGGTCTGAAGGATTTCAAAGCGATGCTATGCTTCACGGAATCGAGACAGAGCAAGAGGCTGTTAATATGTATGAGCTTCAAACAGGAGTAGAGTGCGAGAAAGTTGGAGTGGTATACAAAGACGAAGAACGGAAGTTTTTGTGTAGCCCTGACAGGATAGTTGGCGATGGAATACTTGAGGTCAAATGTCCGCAGATAGCAACCCACGTGGAATATCTTCTTGGGAATAAACTTCCCACTAAATACTTCCAACAAGTACAAGGACAACTGTTCATTACAGGTGCAGAGTGGTGCGATTTTATGTCTTACTATCAAGGACTAAAACCTTTGATTGTCAGGGTCACAAGAGATGAAACATTTATATCAGCTTTAAACAGCGAGTTAAATAGATTCTGTTTTGAACTAGACAAGATAGTGGAGGAAATCAAATGAACTACAAAGAAGGATTCGATAATGCTGTAAAACAGATAGAAGATATTGGTGTTAAGTATGCTACAGCAAAAGCACTATCTTGGAAAATGCAGGAAATGAGGAAGGTGGTTCTAGCTCAAATGATGAAAAAGCAAGAAGGGTCGGTAGCAAGCAGAGAAATGAACGCTAGAGCTTCTAATGAGTACATCATACATTTGAACGGTACAGAAACAGCTATTGAAAATGAGAACAAGTTAAAAGCTCAGTATGAAAGATACAAGGCTGAATACGAAAAAGTTAGAAGCTTATGCAGTCTTGAAAAGGCAAAAATAAATATCATTTAAAGGAGAAGATGATGAGAAAGACCGTCAATGATTCTAAAGCAAGCATTAAAGATGTTCTAAACGCTTGGAAAAAAGAAAAAAAGAAAGGGCTAGGAGTATTTCCCGAAATTTTAGTCTGTCTAATCATTATCGGGTTTGCTTTTAGTTTATGGTTAATGAGATGAGAATAATAATATTGATATTGATAATTTTAATGTGTTGTGGATACGTTGGAACTCACGATGAAGAAATATTGGAGGTGGAAATAGCTGATAGTGATATGGTTAGCTATAGAAACTCAAACATTGATGGAAGCAAAGCAGGTCAGTTTACTTTTCACACTCCTGCAGCTGGTATGCGTAAGTATGAAGAACAAGAAACCTTTAACGGATACAGGGGGTAATATATCTCAGGAAAGTATGATTAAAGAACACCTGTCTTTAGGTTATACACTAACACCTATTGAAGCATTGAATAAGTTCGGTTGCTTCAGATTAGCGGCGGTTGTGTTTGACCTTAAAGAACAGGGTATGAATATCAAAACAAAAATAATAGAGAATAATGGAAAACGATTTGCTGAGTATAAAGCTATTCCAAAGGAGGACTTGTTTCAATGAAAATAATACTTAGAGGGACTATACCGCCTAAAAAAAACAGTCGAGTAATCAACTTCAAAACAAAGAGGTCTTTTCCCTCTAAGCGTTATCAGGATTGGCATAAATCAGCTACTGTCTCCGTTTACCTACAATCAAAGGTTCAGCCGAAACATCCGATAACAGCAGTATCGGTAGAGTTTTATATGCCAGACAACCGTAGGCGTGATATGACAAACGTAGCTGAGTCAATAATGGATTTGCTTGTTGATTGCAAAATAATAGAAGATGATTGTTGGCAAGTGATTCCAATGGTACAATTACGGACTATTGAAATTGATAAAGAAAATCCAAGAGCAGAGATAACGCTGTATGAACAGAAAAACTAGAGAATTAGCTTTTGAGCTAAGTAACGGATTCTGTCAGTGTTCTAAAGAGTGCGTGAAATGTGCCACCGACTGCCACCATATGCTTCCTAATACAAAGCCAAACAGGAAACGATTCCCACTATTCATCGACAGTATTTTCAATATAAAAACTTTGGCAAATGATTGCCATTTAACCAAGCCCATTCCTACTATTTCTGATAGGCAAGCAGAGATTTATGAGGAATGGCTTAACGACTTTTTAAAAGGAGATTTAAAATGATTAAAGATATTGTAGCAAGAGAGACTTATGAAAAAAACGGAGAAGAAAAAGTGTCTTGGAACACTATCGGGAAACTTATCGAGACACCAGAGGGGAAGCAGTATGTGAAACTAAACTTCATTCCTAATACTCTATTCTCTGTGTTTGAACAAAAGAAAAAACAAGAAGAATTTTAAATGAAGGAGTTAATGAGGAAATGAAAAAGGCTTATTTGAGGATGGGAGAGCTTCGAGGCATTATCAGAGTGCCTGAGTTTAGACCAGACATAAGGCTTGACATTCCTAAAACGATTAGCGCAAGCCTGATGGATGCTAAAGAGGTTGAGCTTTCGCGCCCTAGTATGGTTAGGCTTGTTTTTCAGTACGACAAAAGAATAAATGAGAGTGAGGCACACTACGTGTTTCAAGGTTGGGAATAACGAAGGGAGCAAAAGATGATAGCTTATTCAAGAGTTAAGTTTTTAGGTAAAAACGGAACAGATGAGGATTTAAAGGAAGCGAAAAAAGTTTTAACAGTAGGAAAAGAATATAGAGTTTATCAAATAATAATTGGCGATTGGCATACGGTAGTAGATTTACCACAAGGGCGATTTAACTCTGTTATGTTTGAGGGTGTTGAAGGACATACAATTTAAAGGAAGAATGTTTAGAACTCATAAACAAACATAGAAAGGAGTAGGGGGATGAGTAAATGGATGTGTGATATAAAAGGAGAGCAAATATCTTCTGAGAAAGATATGGAAAAATTAGTGGAAGATGTAAATAGTTACTCCTTAACTGAATTTATAAACAAAAAAGGGAACCTTTGTGAAAATATACAAAATTATATTAAACAGCTTGGTTATAAAATTAGTGATATTGGAGGTGGACGTGATAGTTGGCATATAGGAGTTCCTTTTGATGACTTTGTTGAAGCGACAAATTATTTATATAAAGTTTCTAATGCTTTTAAGTACGCTATTAGCAGTGGACTAATTTGGATTTCTTTAAAAACTTGGACTGAAAAATCTTGGAAAGAATTAAATGACAAAACAAATGAGTAAAGTTTATTGTAAGAATTGTAAGTACTGGTTAGGTAAGTATAAAAACTATTGTAAACAATTCACTTATTCAAAAGATTTTGAAGTTATGAAAATGAATTGTAGTTACTATGAAAAGAAATGGTGGAAGGTGTGGGTATGAGTAAAGAAAACAAGGCGAGAGAAGAAGCTGAGAAAGTAGTAAAAGTTTTTTATAGTAAAAGATTTGTTTCGTATAAAGAAGCACAAACAGAATTAGCAAGAATAGCTGAACAAGCTCTACTCTACTTCAACAAAGAAACATCTGATGAATTAGAACGATATAGGGCTTTACACGAAGAAGAGCTTGGAGTGTGTGAGCAACATTGTGACGTAGTCCAAGAGCAGAAGAAAGAGACTGAGAGGTTAAAAGGTCTAATAGATGATAAGAATTGGGGAATACAAAAGAATATTGACAAAATCAAATCCCTTGAGAAAAAACTTGAGGAGTTAGAATCTAAGAATAGAAAACAAGAAAACGAACTTCTTTTAGCAAGGAATCTAATTGGAGAGTCTTTTGAAAGATGTTTTAAAGATGAAATAGTAAAGGACCTTGAGAAAAAACTTGAGGTGGCGAGGGAGGCTCTTGAAAAAGACGATTTCTCAAAGTTAGAAC